CTGAGGCGAAATTCTTCTATGGATTTCAAATTGCGATGGAGAATGAACACTCATTAACTTATTCTTTATTGATTGATACTTATATCACAGACTCTAAGGAAAAAGATGATTGTTTTCACGCAATTGATAGATTACCTGCAGTCCAAAAGAAGTCTAAGTGGGCTTTAGATTGGATTGAAAACGCATCATTCCAAGAACGTTTAATTGCTTTTGCAGCGGTAGAAGGAATATTTTTTTCAGGTTCATTTTGTTCAATATTTTGGTTGAAATCAAGAGGGATTATGCAAGGTTTATGTGACGCTAACGCATTGATTTTCAAGGACGAAAATCTTCACTGTGACTTCGCTATTCACTTATTAAACCACCATATTGTTGACAGACCAAGTGAAAAACGTATCAAAGAAATCTTACTTTCAGCGTTAGAAATTGAGAAAGAATTTATAACCGAATCACTACCTGTTTCTTTAATTGGTATGAATCAAAATCTAATGAAACAATATTTAGAATTTGTAGTGGATGGTCTATTATATAAGTTAGGTTGTAGTAAAGAATTTAATGTCGAACAACCTTTCAAATTTATGGAACAGATTGCGGTTGAAACTAAAGGTAACTTCTTTGAAAATAGAACCCTTGAATACCAAAAGGCGAAATTGAATGAGTCAATTACGTTCACTGACGAGTTTTAATAAATTATTTTAATCATTATGATGTCATTAAAAATTAAAAAAAGAAACGGGGAGAAACAATCATTTAATCCTCAAAAAATTTACAACCGAGTTAAGAAGGCGGCGAAAGGTCTTAATGTTAACTTTGATGAGATTTTCATTAAAGTAACAACGTCATTACCTACTGAAGGGTATATTACAACAAAAGAATTAGATAAATTAGTGTATGAGATTGCGTCCTCATACACTGGTAGTCATCACGACTACTCAAGATTGGCGTCGTCAGTTGCTATCTCAGCATATCATAAAGACACTCTTGATAGTTTTAGTGAAACTATGCACATATTACATACTGAAGGTGTTGTTCACGATAATCTAATGAGTGTAATTGAGAAATACGGACCAAGTAATATTGATTCGATAATTAATCACGAAAATGATTATAACTTCGATTTCTTCGCTTGGAAAGCATTACAAGAAATGTATCTGTTGAAATTACCAAATGGTAAAGTTATTGAAAGACCACAACATATGTATATGAGAATTGCGTTGTGGGTAACAGATTCTTATGATGAAGCAATTGATTATTACAAATCATTGTCGGAACAAAGAATATCTAAAGCGACACCTATTATGATTAACTCAGGGACATTGATTCCTCAGTTAGCGTCTTGTGTATTACATTACAACAATTCAGATTCAAGACAAGGGTTGTTAGGGACATTAAATGACATTTCAACGTATTCTTCTGATGCCGCAGGTATTGGGTTATGTATGTCAAATCAAAGAAGTAAAGAAAGTCGTATAACAACTTCAGGTGGTTTTGCGGGTGGATTATTAAAGTATCTTAAAATAGTTAACGAATCATTAAGATTCTTTAATCAACAAGGTAGAAGACCTGGTAGTGCAGCTATCTATATCGAACCTTGGCATAAAGATATTTTTGATTTATTGGATATCAAAAAGAATACAGGTAAAGATGAGTTAAGAGCGAGAGACTTGTTTACTGCATTATGGGTTCCTGATAACTTTATGAGAGCGGTTAAGAATAATTCCGATTGGTATTTGTTCTGTCCTAACGATATTAAGAAAGCGGGTATCAAACCATTGCAGGAATCTTATGGTGATGAATACGAACAAAACTATGCAAAAGCGATTGAGTTAGGTCTTGGTAAAAAAGTAAGTGCAACTGAAGTTTGGACTAAAATTATTGAGTCACAAATTGAAACAGGTGTTCCTTATTTATGTTCTAAAGATAATGCTAATAAGAAAACTAACCACCAAAACATTGGGGTTATTCACCAATCTAACTTATGTGCTGAGATATTCCAATACACTGATGAGGAAACAACTGCGATTTGTACGTTATCTTCTATGGTATTGAAAAACTTCATCGTTGATGGTAAATTCAATTTCAAATTATTGTTTGATGAGGTTAGAAAAGTAACAAGAACTTTGAACAAAGTTATTAACATTAATAGTTACTCAACTGAAAAAGGACTTAAAGGTGGTTTAGAACAAAGAGCTATTGCAATTGGAACTCAAGGGTTAGCTGATGTATTCTACTTATTGGATTATGTATTTACATCTGAGGATGCGAGAAAATTAAACAAACAAATTTTCGAAACAATTTACTTCGCGGCGATTACAGAAAGTAACCAATTATGTATTGAGGAAAAATACGAACCATATAAGTTCTTCGAAGGTTCACCAATGTCTCAAGGAGTGTTCCAATTTGATATGTGGGGATTAACTGAAGATGATTTATCAGGAATGTGGGATTGGTCTTCATTAAAAGATAGTGTTAAAAAATATGGTATTTGTAACTCACTATTCTCAGCTCAGATGCCGGTAGCGTCTTCAGCGAAGATAACGGGGTCATTTGAAATGACAGAACCTGCACACTCAGCGTTATTTAACAGACGTGTTGTTGGTGGTGAAATTTTAATCGTAAACAAATACTTAATTCAAGATTTCGAAAAAATCGGAATTTGGTGTGAAGATTTAAAAAATGATATCATTATAAATGAGGGGTCAATTCAAAACATTAATTTCAATAATTACTTAGATGTTGAAGATAAAAACTACAATAAAAAAGTAACACGTATTGAACATTTAATGTTGAAATACAAAACAATTTGGGAGATATCTCAAAGAGAATTGATTGATATGGCGGCTGACAGAGCACCATTTATTGACCAATCACAATCAATGAACATCTATATGGGTAACCCTACATTATCAAAAATCACCTCATCACACTTCCACGGATGGGAAAAAGGTTTGAAAACGTTAAGTTACTATATTAGAACAAAGGCTATTTCAACAGGAGCGAAACATTTGGCGGTTGATGTCTCAAAAAGAGAAAAACCTAAAAATGAAAAACCAATAGTTGATGTTGTTCCAGCAAAACCCGCGGATTCTGAATTCGAATGTTTTGGTTGTTCTTCATAAGAAAACAAAATACTTTAAAACTCTCGGCATTGTCGGGAGTTTTTTATTTTATATCTGTATACAAAAAAATTATTACCACATTATATTTATGGTATATGGCAAATGGATTAACATATGGTATTAATTTTCCGTTTAGAGATTCTTATGATGGTAAATTTTTAGATTTATCAGAAAGTAATCAGGAAGAGATACGAACAAATTTGATACACCTTTTATTAACACGAAAGGGTACACGATATTATTTACCTGATTTTGGAACAAGATTATATGAGTATATTTTTGAACCAATGGATGGTCCGACGTTTTCTGAGATTGAATCGGAAATTAGAGATTCGGTAAAAGAGTATATACCGGGGATAACTATTACGAATATTTCAGTAACGGCAGCATCTGATGCTGAAGAGGATATGGGGACATTTGTTAATGGTAATGATGAGAGAGTTTTTAGAGTTCCTGGTATTGGAACTAAAGAACATACCGCAAAAATTAAAATTGATTACTTGTTAAACGACGATGCGTTTAGTTCAAGTGATTTTGTGATTATAAATTTATAATATGGCTAATAAGAAAATTTCGTACACTACAAGGGATTACCAATCAATAAGAACTGAGTTAATTAACTTCACAAGGACTTATTACCCTGACTTAATTGATAATGTTAATGACGCGTCAGTATTCTCCGTATTATTGGATTTAAATGCTGCGGTAACAGATAACTTACAATTTAACATAGATAGAAGTATCCAAGAGACAGTGTTACAATACGCACAACAAAGGTCTTCAATTTATAATATTGCGAGAACATATGGTTTAAAAGTTCCGGGTCAAAGACCATCGGTTGCTTTAATTGATTTCTCAATTACGGTTCCTGCCTACGGAGATAAAGAAGATTTACGTTATTGTGGTATCTTGAGAAGAGGTTCTCAAGTGAATGGTGCGGGACAAATCTTTGAAACGGTTTATGATATTGATTTTGCATCCCCAATTAATGGTGATGGATTTCCAAATAGGGTTAAAATACCGAATTTCGATTCAAACAACAAATTAATTAATTATACTATCACTAAACGTGAGACTATTGTAAATGGCACAACAAAGGTATTCAAAAAAGTGATTACACCTAACGATGTTAAACCATTTTATGAATTATTTTTACCTGAGAAAAATGTATTGGGGGTAACTAGTGTGTTGTTAAAAGACGGAACACAATATGGTAATGTCCCATCAAATAGTGAATTCCTTGGTTTAGATAACAGATGGTATGAGGTTAAAGCCTTGGCGGAAGATAGAGTCTTTGTTGAGGACCCAACTAAAGTATCGGATAGTCCTGGAATTAAAGTTGGTAAGTATATGGCGACGAGTGATAAGTTTATCACAGAATACACACCTGAAGGTTTCTTTAAAATGACGTTCGGTGGTGGTAGTCAATCGGCTGATGAACAACTTAGAGAGTTTGCGAGAAATGGTTATAATTTGAATTTATATAAATATTCTAATAACTTAGCGTTAGGTAGTACATTAAAATCTAATTCAACATTATTTGTTCAGTATAGAATCGGTGGGGGAACATCAACTAACCTTGGTGTTAATGTTATAACACAAATTGGAACGGTTTCTTTCTTTGTGAATGGTCCATCGGAGTCAGTTAATACAACAGTAGTTAATTCATTAAGATGTAACAACGTTACCGCGGCAATTGGTGGGGCTGATTTCCCAACTGTGGAAGAAGTTAGAAACTTAGTGGCGTTTAACTTCTCAGCTCAAAATAGAGCGGTTACAGTTAGTGATTACGATTCTTTAATTAGAACAATGCCTTCATTGTTTGGGGCTCCCGCTAAAGTTGCTATTACGGAAGAAAACAACAAAGTTGTAATTAAAATGTTATCATATGATGAGTCAGGAAAATTAACTGAAATTGTTTCTGACACATTAAAAAATAATGTGGCGAATTACTTATCTAATTATCGAATGATGAATGACTATATCTCAATCCAAACCGCAAATGTTATTGATTTGGGTGTGACTATTGATGTTGTACTAGATAGTAGTCAGAATCAAGGTTCTGTGATTTCACAAATCATTAATAGTGTGTCCGATTATTTTGAGCCGGGTAATAGACAAATGGGGCAGAACGTAAACGTTTCGGAAATTAGAAGAATTCTACAATCACAAAATGGGGTGTTATCAATTTCAGATATTAAGGTCTTCAATAAAGTTGGGGGTCAATATTCGTCATCACAAACGTCACAAAGATACGCTGATAGTGAGACAAGAGAGATTGAATTGATTGATGACACTATATTTGCACAACCAAGTCAAACCTACCAAATTAGATATCCAAGTAAAGATATTAATATTCGTGTTAAGAATCTAGCGGTAACTAATTTTAGTTGATGATTTATTTTGAATTTTAATCATTTATCTTTTAAAAATAGCAGATAAACTATTTATTATAAAAGAATTAAATGTCGAATTCATATAGAATAAGAACAACCCCTGGTGTTGACAAATCAATTAAAGTTAGAATTGACCAAGATTTCGAATACCTTGAGATTTTATCGTTAAAATTACTACAAAGCGAGGTTTATACAAGAAAATGTTCTGATTATGGTGTCATAGTTGGTCGTGTTAGTATTAACAATGGTTTTGGAGTCCCTAACGCTAAAGTATCTATCTTCATCCCACTATCAAGTGATGATGAAGCGAACAATCCGATTATCGCGGACTTATATCCGTATAAGACTTTAAGTCAAGTTAATGATATTGGTTATAGATACAATCTATTACCTTCAGAACAATCTTATAGTAACCACGTTCCGACGGGTTCATTTTTCACTCGAAAAGATGTTTTAACTAATCAAACCAAAATTGAGATTTATGACAAATATTATAAATACAATGCGATAACTAACGAAAGTGGTGATTATATGATTTTTGGTGTTCCTGTTGGTTCGCAGACAATCGTAGTTAATGTTGATTTATCAGATATTGGTGATTTTTCATTATCACCTCAAGATTTAATAAGAATGGGGGTTGCAACACCCGCACAAGTTGATGGAACAAAATTTAAGTCATCAACAAATATTAATGAATTACCACAAATTATTACGATTAATCGAACATTGGAAGTTGAACCTTTATGGGGTGATGAGACATTATGTAATTTAGGTATTACAAGAACTGACTTTGATTTATCAGCCGAAAAGAATATCAATATACAACCGACCTCGATTTTTATGGGGTCATTAATTTCATCGAATGATGATGAATCTTTAAAACTTAAATGTAAACCGGCATTAAAGAGTGGTTCTTTATGTAGTTTGGTTTCGGGGCCTGGTAAAATTCAAGCCATTCGACAAACGATTAGAACAGATATTAATGGTAGACCTGCGTTAGAGGTTGCGGATTTAGAAGAGGGTGGTCAAGTGATTGATGATAATGGTACTTGGTTATTTGACGTACCAATGAACTTAGATTATGTGGTAACTAACGAGTTTGGTGAACAAGTAATCTCAAATGACCCTAAAAAGGGTATCCCGACTAAAGGTAAATACCGATTTAAGATATCTTGGAATCAACCTGATGATTTAGGGGAAAGAGTTAAACGTGCAAATTTCTTAGTTCCAAATATTAAAGAATATGGTTGGGTAACGTCTAATGGGACTGACCCATTAACGGGTAAGTCGGTTGCTTCGAGACAAAGTTTTGGTAATATTGATAATCCTTGTGATTACGATAGTACGGTCCCCACGACGGATAGAGGTCGAGCTGCTAAATCGTCATATGCTTTCAGTCTTGATTGGGAAGATTATGGTCAAAGAAATTCTGTAGGGGTGTTAACACAAACAGGTCAAAATATGATTCTTGAGGCGATTAATTGTCAGGATAGATTTTTTGAGATGCAATATAACAAAGTTTATACGGTATCTCAATTAATTAGTGAATATCGACGAGGAGCCTCAAACAATAGGATAATTTCAATTAAAAATATACTTGATGATTCTTGTGAATCGACTAACAACAAATTTCCCGCAAATGACGGGATGTATAGATTTGATATAATATTCATATTATTCCAAATATTAATGTTAATATCGTATGCGTTATTATTCATTGTAATATTTTTATTCCATTTATTTATTTGGGTTTTATGTAAGGTTATAAAACCGATTATTGGTTTGTTAAAAGACTTTTTTTGTTGGTTAAAAGGAATTGGTTTCTCTATTGTTGCAATTACTTGGTATCCATTTAAAGGTTTTGCAGGTCAAAGATGTACGGAATTGACTAACTTATACAATGCGTTAGAAAAGAAATGTAAAGAGGCGTCGTTAAATTTACCTAACATAACTTATCCTGATTGTGAACTTTGTGCTTGTGACCCACAACCACCTAAAGACACTCCTCCAAGTCCAACAGGGCCTATCCAAGTACCAAATTCGGCAAATGCGAATATCATTATTAGTGGTGAGTATAACGGACCATTTAATAAAACCGATGGTGAGGATGGTAATTTTATGCCAAGTAAAGGTAATGATAACGTTTTTATTAGTGGGGTTCAAATGGGTCCGTCGGCGGATAGTTCGGTTAAAGGGGCACCAACTGATGTGGCTAGTTTAGCTGAAGGTGATTGTGAGAGAACCTTCTCAACTGACTTACCTTGGCACGAAAGATTTAATTTATTTAACACTAAGGCAAAATATTTTGAACCTGATGATACGACAAATCCGGGTGGTGGTGTTAATCGAATTGCGGTTAGATTTAATACGGGTCTTAATGGTGGTGATTTACCTAATGGGAGTTATGATGTACCAACAGGTAAGTATCACTTAGATAATGTTATCGCCGTGTTAATTGATGCTGATATGGCGTCAACATTTAGTGATGGGTCGTTATTTACAACGGTCGACCCTCAGAAAAGTACTGACACTAATTTATCTAATGTATCACCAATTAATGATTTGGGAACAAATAGTATTACAGGTAGTACTATCGGATTACCTTACAATAGTAATGATAAAATTAATCAAACAGATGTTGAGGTTAAATATGCGAACCCTAATGGTACAGGTGGAAGTAATTTATCCGTAATCTATAGTGTAACCGGAGACTCAGCAACTAGTTATCACAAATTTCCGATAGACCTTGAATATTTTCAAGTAATTCATAGCGTACCTGTTAGCACATACATTAAGGATGTTACAACAACAATTGGTTCACCAAATCTACCTAATTCTTTCTTTTCAAGAGTTTTGAATGGGGGTTATAGAATGGTAACAACATCTTGTGACCCAAATAATCCGGCCGTTGCAGGTGTTAGGTATTATAATACTCTTAGAGGAACAGGTTCGTCGGCTTCAGGGGTTGCTTGTCAAACACCAGGAGGTAATGCTTGTATTGGTGAAATTAGAAAATATTTTCCTGATTCGGATAATTTACAAGTGGTGTTTATGGTTAGAGGTGTTGACCCTAATTCACCAAAAACTAGAATATCTTATGATATTAGTCGTTTATATGGTCAAAAAAAATATGGTAAAAAAATAGTAACATTAGATAATGTTAAGATGAATATTCCTGTACAAGGTACTTTTAGATGTGTTGACCACAAATTGACGAATAGTACAAACAAAGACACTTCTTATAGTAACATTAAATTGTTTTATAAAACGTTTATGTGGAAACCATCATCAGGTACTCTACAAGTTGGTCCTGAAATTGACCCGGCAACTGTGACTGACTATAACGCTAATAATGAACCTCTTAATGGTACAGTATATAACCCGGCTTCAAAAGACCCGTTCTATAGACCTGCAGGTTATTGTGATTTTAAATCATTTACCACAATTAATCATAAATATTATTCATTAATTGATGAGACAACTCAACAAGGGTCTCCGTTTGGGGCTAACTACACATATATTCATAGACCTGTTAGTCAAGGTGGTCTGAGAATATATGGTGATATTGATGATATTCGACGAGGTAGGGCAAATGCTTACGCTGCTTGGTATAACAAACAACCAGGATATGGTGATTCGATATCACCATTTACCGAATATTCTTTGGCGGTGTACGCTTATCGTAATCGCCCTGATTCTGATGATGGTAGTGACAATACTTCACAAAATAATCAGGACAAGAAAAATAGAGGTTATTTTCATAATGAAAGTGTTGAGGGTGGTAACATTGCTTTATTACAACAAACAAATTATGACTATTGGAATCCGACAGCTGATTGGTATAAATTCTATTATACTGACAATATTTTGAGGGCATCTCAATATATTGGGTTAACGTACGCTAGTTACGCATTTCCCGTTATGACGGTTGATAGTGGTGATGAAGGTAGAGAAATAGTGATGAGAAGTGATAGGTTACCTTCATCATCATTTGAAGAAAGAAATAAAGGTACTCTTAGTCATTTTAGTTATTCGTTAATGGCGAATAATAATTTTAGTTATTATCAGATAGGTGATGATGGGTCGGTTAGTTCATTAGAAGGTTCATCGTCAACTTCGGGTGTTGGTGGTTCAATTGATAGTGCGGCATCAAACGCTGAAGCGGAATGTGGCGGTGATATTTTGAGTACGTTTACTTGTGAAGGTTTAGTTCCGTTAGATTGTTATCATTATGACCAAGCGTCAGGTCATATTAAAGTATGGCCAAAATTAAATCCAATACCAAATCCTGGAAATCCCGGCGATTGTTATGGTAATAGATTAACCGCAGGGTCTAATTCAGAATATGGTCAACAACCTGAATCAATAATGACGACGGGTTGTTATAACTTGTGTACGGTTCCTTTTGAAACTCTTGAATTAGATTATAAGTTATTAAAAGAATGGAGAGCGAGAATGGTAGTCTCATTCGCCGCTTGTCGAAATGTATTCTCCCATTATTTTACAAATAATTGGGTTAATGGTACGTTATACGCATTCTCATTCGTTAATTCAAGAAGATTTACTAGTCCCACAGACCCGAATCCAAATAAAAGAAATAAACCATATAATTGTTTTTGTAAGAATAATATCTACTTCAATACGGATAGTAATAATTTCTACTATAGAAGTACCCCATATAATTCAACTGAAGATTCTTATGTTGGTAGAAAAAATCCAATAAATTGGTTAACAGGTAATCCTTTCGGTGGGAATACTAATAATTTAATGTTCCCAACTACAATTATGGATTTAGGTCCAAGAGACGTTTATACTCAGGAAATTGCGTTTTCAAACGATTACGATGGGTATGTGATGAAAAATTTAAATACGACAACATTTAAAGATATTTCTGATTTATTAAACACGTTTATTATTTCCCGTTTTATTAATAAAACGGTTATGGATAAGATATTAAGTGCGGTTGGCGTTAGTGCAGTTACTAAATACTTTAGTCGTAAAAACTTAAAAATTGATGGTGATTACGCTCAGATGTTATCAATTAATTCTGAGTTAGGGACTGTTGGGTTTAGTGATGAGAATTATGGTACTTGTGATATTTTTTATAATGGGGGTAACTCAACTAATGGAGTTTTCGGTGTTTATTTTTCATCGGACACTCAAGTTAGGGATTTTGTGACACCTAAACGAACAATTATTAGTGAAGAAAAACCATTAAATGAGATTGATTGTGCATTTGAGTACTTTAAAGTTAAAACACAAAAAGTTCCTTATTATCAATGGTTTATAAAACCAAATCAAAATAATGACGATGACTATAAGAATGGTGACCCGTTATTTCCGTCTAACGCACCTGTTGATAGTATTTTTGGTAGTCAATTAAATGATTGGTCAACAAACCCGTACTCAGGAACTTCAACAACATCTAAAGGTACTTTCTTTACTTATGGGTATCAAAATCTTGATAGATTATTAAGGAATTCAAGATATTTTAGGACTAGTGGTAGTTTATTGACAAAATATTATAGAAGTAATATTTATTCAGTTGACCCTACTTTAAATATGACAGATGATGCTAGAGCTAAGACACAATATTGGGATAAAAATTCACAATTTGGTGAACCTCAATTTGAGAGGGTTGTGAATACAGGAGCACCATTTTATTTTTATTTTGGGTTAAATAAGGGTAAATCGGCGTTTGACAGATTCACTAAAAAATGGATAGACACTGAGGTAATAACAGATTAATTATGGGTAATAGAAAAGATACTAGAGTTATATTGGGGACGTTGCGTTATAAATCGGCCCCTGAAACTACATTGAGTTTTCAGATACCGTTTGTGCAAACGGCTAAAGAAAATGTTGAATTTGATAGGAACATCAATATTAGTTTAGCTCAGGTGTTTGATGATGAAAGACAAGCGTCGTCGGTTTTTAGACCAACGGCAAAATTCTCAATGTTATTTAAAAATTCTTATACGGGGACATCAAAATATGAACCATTTGAAAATAATTTATACTATGTCAACACCGCAAACTTAGCAAAATTGCAATGTGAACAAGGAGCTACCAAAGTTGATTGGGGTGGATTTCCACAATATAATGAATTTGATTTTATCCGTAATGATTATAACATACCAGGGTATACCATACCCCCCAATAATCACCTAACATTTGTTAGTAAAAGTGCGTCAACATATAATTGGAACCATTTTATTAGTTACCCATATAATAACAATTACTCTAAGAATTTAACATTCTCAAATTCGGACGGTTCAAGTGTAATTAATTGGAAGTCGGGTGATGGGTTACCATTTATAATTACCAATATGACAGAAGGTGGTAATAAACTTGTGAGTTTTAGATGTCCGGTTAAACACGGATTATCGGCAGGAGAATATGTTAAATTAAGTTTAACATATAATAATGAATCGTATTTTGAAGTTTATTCTTTGGGGGATGGTACTTCAAATAGTGAATCTTACGTATTTAATGTGTTTGATTATGGGTTTACCTCAACATTCAATGATGGGGTTAAAGGAACATTTAAACGTGTATTAAATATTGAATTTCCTGATGATACCACTTCAGAATATTATGTTAAAGAACTTAAATTATTAACAAATCCTGAAGATTCGGTTTTGGTTAAAACAGGATTCGAACAAAATGTTTTCGGTAAAACTAAGAAGTTTGAAACTAGTGGTTTTACACCTAACAAAGTTGAAAGAATATCGGTTAAGGAGGGTGCTCAATCATATACATTGTCGTTCAATGTTGATATTGACATTGCCCCATTACGTGATAATCAAAAACGACCAATAACTGAACTATTCTTTAATGTGATTTATAAAGGGTATTTTGGGTGGATGTTTAGTAATACTTCGGGTTTACAACAAGGTTATGAATTTAATCTACCATTACTAACAAATTCTTCAGGTGCGTTAGTTCCTGATACTTGGTGGTCAAATTCTAATAATAATTCTAAAACAGGATTTCCTATGGGGACTTATAATAAAGTATCCCTTAATCAGGGTTATCCATTTTATTATGTCAAATCACTTAAAAAAGGTGATGTCATTGATGGTGATTATTGTGAATGGAATGACTACGAACAAAAAGAACGAGTTGCCTCAACACTATACCACAAATTCAAATATAACTCATCGGTGTTTGATACTAGAACAAGTAGTGTTCAGAACGCTCTTAATATATTTGGGTACTATTATCAGCCAAATCACAAGATAACTATTAGAGAATATTCGGATTATATTGAAAATGGTGACCCATCAAATGTTATTGATATTCCTGATTATTCCCATTTTTCTACAACAGAAAATTCTTTTATATGGAGAGACATATATTCTTATGGTTATATTGATAATGATAAAATAGGAGTTGATTACCCATTCTTAAATGGTAAACATTATCCGTTTAAAGATTACATATTTAGAATAATACCTGAAGGTAGTAATTTTGTTAGTGATGACATAATCCAAGACCCAACATTTGATAATTGTGAATAATTTTAAATTTACCATACCAACAAAAGATACTTACATTAATATCCCGTTAGAAATTAAATGGGATTTATATGGTCGTGATGATAGTATTGAATTATACGAAGAAGATGTTATTGAAGACATTATTGGAAGTCCTAAAGACTATGAGATTTTACAATTCTCTCACGAACCATTCAGTAATGGTGAAAGAACTGATGTTAATTATGAGTTCAATTTTTTCGATACTACGCCAGCGTCAAACACCAACGTTTTAACCTCAACAATTTCTGATTGGGCTCCGACATATTTGAATGAGGGGTTTAATTCAGAACAAATTTATTATTATGAGAATCCATTTAGTAAATCATTTTTTAAATTGGACTTCTACGATACTGACGATGTTAACACCCAAACAATTTATTTCACAATAATAATACCTGTTCAACAGGGAGCGTCAGAACTTGCGTCAATATCACCAATAATACCTGACGTTAATATCCGTATACCGTCATTTAAACTTGATTTTGTTGGCGATAAGGAAGGGTTTTTCATTTATTGGTTGAGAAAAAAAGATGTTATAAATTTGGATACGTTCTATATGTCGGCCAAGTTTTTTAATGCTAGACTTGGTGGTTTTATGACAATGATGACAACTCCCCAATCTAATCTACCTGATAAGTTTATCTTCGATGCTAGAAAATACTTCTACTATAAAGTGAAATTGGATTATAATAAGTTTACTTACTCTATTTATGATATAACGGGAAATAGAACAGGAACAACAAGTTCCATAAAATGGTATGAATATGTTAACCCATAATGGAAGATAGGATATTTTATTATAAAATCTCACCTGAAGTAATTAAAGGTGATATTTTTAAAGTAAATTTTACAGGTGATAGTGACACAACAAATGCAGAATATGTGTATTGTTGTGACATATATACGAGTGCGGTGACTAAGTATTTTACCGGTCAAACATATGTGTATTCATCAATGACTCAAATAGTTTCGGGAGGGACTAATGGAACGTCATTGTTAACAGGTTTAACTATCCCTATATTCATAACTGAAAATACTACAGATATTGGATACTATTCAGCGTTTGATGGTATGGTAACCCAAAAAGAAACGATATCGAACTTTTTATTTTCCGCAACAACATTAAACCCCAACACATACTATTTTTATAATACTTCCGATACTGAATTTAAAAAATTTCTGTCGTTTAGTGATTATAAGGTAGATTGGGGGGATGGTTCTCCGCCTATTACTATAACAACAACTAGTCCAAATAACTATAATCACACTTACACTCAACAAGGGACATTTACCATTACAATGTCAGGTATGAGTCCTTGGGGTGTGAATTTAGTGAAAAAAGATGTTACAGTTCCTTATACTAATATTGTAATCACAAATCCAAAAGGAACTGCGTATTTTATACCTGCGGGCGGTAGTTGGTCGGCAACACCGTTAAGTTACGATTATATATTTAGTGGGGATTCAATATGTGATGTTGATGTACAAACTAGTGACAATTACACAACTATACCGATAATTGTTACAGGGTATACTAATTCAAGTATTAATGATTTGGAACAATATGGTAGTAAATTTAATCCGGCATTGTATGATGGTAGATTTAAGATAGGTATTCAAGTTACGGGTAATTCCGATAGTGTCGGTGTATTTTGGGGACCATCAAATGACGGGTTATATACTGCGTACACAATAAATAATATTGATTACTTCGATTATTTTGATGGGACAACAATTTTTTCAGTGAAATCATCAGGATATACTTCGGATATGATTGTTTGTACGGCGATTACAAAAAATGAGGTATTATTAAATGTAATTGACGAAGCAGAAGTGCAGTCCGATGTATTTATAGAGAGAGGAAAACAATCAGGTTTGGAATCAATAATAAGACTTGGTGAAGTGGATAATGTCGGTGACCTTTTAAAATATGGTTACGGATTTTTTAATGTAATAGAAATATAATATGGCAACAGGAACATATGGAACGGTAAGGCCGGCGGACGTATCACCGGCAGATGTTGAGATAATTTTAAATTATACACCATCGAGGGATGATACTGATAATTTTTTATTAACTACTTTAGATGCGAAGGCGGTCCTTAAACCGTATTATAATAGTCCCCAAATCGCGGCAGCAACAGGTGGTGTTGCTAATGTTGAGATTTTGGGTGGGTTATATAACTTAAAATTACCTGCGGACCAATTTAATAAGATAGGTATCTATACTTTATTTATTAGACCCGCACAAATTAGAACTAAAATATTGGATTGTGGTGTTTTATCGTCATTACCTAATGTTAAGGGGTTGGTGTTTGATTTATCCGATGTTCCTTCTGAGTATCGAAATAAATTTGTTAGTCAAGGATTAACAGGATTTAGAATTGAGTATTTAAATTCTGACGGAACAAAAGTACCTAATTTTTTCAGATTAATAACCTCATCATTTTTCTGTGAACCTGTTGTTCAAAATTTAACTAATAGTTCTCAAAAGGCGATTAGATATAGGTATACTGAAAATAATACAAACTTAATGTATTGTACAGTGTCACCATCGTCATCACCAACGAACAAACCCAACGCAACACCATACATTGGTCAGCCAAATCAAAATGTTATCATTACGAATACATTCTTCAATCCGATGACTTTGGATATCGAGATTGCGGAACACGATTTCTCAACATTAGCAATTGCTCTATTCGGTAATCAAACTAAATCTATGGATGATGGTGTTTACACAATGTACGACACTGATAATAACATTTATAGACAATACAACTTATACGAAATTAGAGACCAATTCAACCACTTGTTATACGAAGTTAGACAAGATAGAGGTGATAATATTGATTTTAGTAAAAACTTTACAAACATAACACAATAATGGCGATTAAAAAATATACTTGTCCCCCAACACCGGCAACAGGAGCTGGTTCATTCTCTGACGACTTAGTTGGTTTCCAATTAGTACAGGGTGGTGGGTTAACGCAAGGAAATTTCAATTTCATAGAGTCTGTTACTGAAAAATCCAACCGTACATTTAATACAGGTACATTTTCTGAACCAATTAACTTAGAAAATCTAGGTATTGGTGATGTATCACAATCAAAGGCGATTTTTGAAAATAATTTTAAAGTTTACCCCAATTTTGATTTAAGTCAGGTCACTAACTTTACATTATATGGTTCATTAACAAAGAGATTATCGGTTTCAGTTCAAAACATTATTAGTTATTTCCCTGCGGCGATTGAGTCAACATTTGTGGGGGTGAATTACGAAACGGGGTCAACTGCGAATAATATTAGTTATAATGCTGCTAGTAACATCACTACTTTTGATTTAAATGTTGGGAGAATTCGTAATCAGTTTGATATTGATTTTACCGATAACTCAACAAGAAATTTGGAATTAAGAGAAATTCAAGTTTCACCATTGAGAAATTTAACGGTTGAATATAGTAAATATGCGTTATATTATAATGGTGATGTTTATGATGTTGCATTTGTTAAATCGACGACATCGTTAGTTTCGGGGACATTAACAATTTCAGTTTATGGTAATCCATTTCCAGGTCAAACGGAGGTTTCCCAAAATCTTTATATTAGACCTAACGACTATGAGGTTAGTAAAGTATTTAATGAAGAATTTGATGAGGTTGAAAAATTCCTTTTAAATAGGTCTTCGGCACCTATCTATACTTGTGTATTCCAAGTTCCTAAAGATGCTGATGACGGGACTTATTATACGTTTACTCAAAAAATTACTTGGCCTTTAAATGGTCAATGGAATCTTGACATTTTAACTGCATCGTTTACAAAATATCTTGAATCGTTAAATGAAATTGCTGAGTCATTGGATTCTTACAAGACTGATATTATTTCAAGGTTTTTAACGACAGGTGCGTTTAAGGAGTTTGATACTATTGGACAAAAAACTGAGAAAACATTACAAATTTATGGTAGAAGTTTTGATGAAACTAAAAAGTTCATCGACGCATTAGCTTATATGAATTCTGTTAATTATAATGTTGGTAATGATATACCATCACAATTACTTAAAAATTTGGCACAAACATTAGGTTGGACCACAAATATGTCACCTATCACTAATGATGATTTTTTAAGTTCGGTGTTTGGTGAGAAAAATAACGATAAATCACAATTTAGTGGTGTTGGTGTTGCAACAACACCTGATGAGTTAAATTACCAATATTTTAGAAATTTAATATTAAATTCGGCTTATTTATTTAAATCAAAAGGAACTCGAAAATCAGTTGAAATTTTAATGAGATTAATCGGTGCTCCTGATGCTTTAGTTGAATTTAATGAACACGTATATTTGGCTGACCAAGTAATTAATTTACGACAATTTAATTCCCAATTTGCGTCAATATCAGGTGGAACCTATATTAGACAAACACCGGCTTTAGACCCCAACGATGTTTACACGTTCCAAGGTGTTCAATATACGGGGTTTACTAGTGATATAACAATCAAAGATGTTAATATTGGTCGAAGTGAGTTCCCGATGGATGACTATGGGTATCCAATGGCCCCTGAAGATAGTGAAAACTACTTCTTCCAATTAGGTAGTGGTTGGTTTGAACAAACGCCAAGTCATAGAGGACCTGAAAAGGTTAATATTACTAATAGTACTTTTGTTGGGGAAAATCCTAATTTTCAAACGTATTTGAAACCATATACTTATGGTCAGGATTATTTAGACAGATTTAGACAATTCCCATTTATGGATTTGGGATATAATTTAACTCAAACAATTGATAATAATAAAAGTTGGGTTAATACTGAAGTTGGGTTACGTAGTAATCTTGATGGTGGTTATAATGCGAAGTATTATGTTAATGATGATAGGTTAGTTTTAAATGTTAAAAACATTGATTTATTTTTAAATCCAGGCCAAGGGTTGGCTTACGATGTTTGGCATATGTCAAGGACTTATAATTACCCAATTCCGAACGAGGGTTTATTCTATGTTGCTCCTGATGAATGTAATCCGATACCTGTCACTTCGATGAAAATGAGTTATAATCAATTTGCGGCATCGTTTCCGAATGTACCTTACCCAAGTAGAGGTGGTGTGGATTGGACACAAATTGACCCGAAACCAAAACGACAAACTTTCTTTGAGTTTGCTCAATCGTTTTGGCAGAATATGATTAATGTTAGGAATAGACAATATATTTCTAATAATGGGACTACAGGTTATCCGACATTAGAATCAATATATTGGAGGTATTTGTTATCTGAGGACGCAATTGGTCAACCAAATGATAATTTCACGTATCAAACAATGATAGATTATGTGAATGGGTTGGGTGACTATTGGATTAGATTAGTTGAACAAATGATACCCGCAACCACTATTTGGAATACGGGTGTTAAATATGAGAACTCAATATTCCATAGACAAAAATATGCTTGGAGAAGACAACGTGGTTGTCAGCTTATACCTATACCTTGCAAACCTTGTTCTACAACATCAAATCTATACCCAATTGATTGTCCTATCCAAAGTGCCGAATGTTCAGTGTATCCTTGGGATAAAAGTCCAAATGTTCAGTCATTTTCCGCAATATTGGGGGTTTTAGTGACTGATTATTTAACGGCTAATGATAAGACATCTAATGATTGTAATTTAAATGGTTTATCAACTCAATGGTTTGTTGATTTACGATTAAATAATGGGGTTTTAGTTAAAAAGGGGTTCTTTAACGGTGTAGGGTACACAGTTCCTAGTTTGAGTTCACCGTCAAATGCTCAATGGTATAATGCCTTGGTGAGCTCGTTAGATGAATTAACTGATTATGGGTATGACTACTATTTAACAAATAGTGGGACTGTGGTTATTTATAATTCAATTTGTGATGAATCTAATCAAGGTTTAACATTTACTATAAATGTTGGAATAAATTTAAATTTATGTTGTAATTAATGGCTTGTGTTTTAACATATACAATTGCGGGGTTGACAGGTGACTGTATGAATCTTGACGAGGGAGCGTTTGAAATATTAATTAATGGGTCAGCTCCTGATTATACCATTCAATGGTTAACCCCCTTTACGGATGTAATTCCTTTAGGTGCTGGTGTGACTTCATATGAAGAAATGGGTCTAAGTGCTGGTACTTATACGTTTAATATAATTGATAGTTGTACTGACCCGACAAATAATGTTCAGCCTGTCTCAATATACATATCGAGTGGTGTGTGTGTTTCGGTTGATAGTGTTGAGAATACGTTATGTAATTTAGATAATGGTTCAATAACGGCTAGAACTGAATATGATTATGGTCGTAATACTTATTTTTTATACCATAATACGTTAGGTTATATTACTTCGGCGAATACTATGAATTCGATAACACCATCGGGTGTTGTATTTAATAGTTTAAGTGCTGGTACGTATTATGTTGAGGCGACAGAT